TTGTCGCCAATAACGTTGACGTAGGTAAACCACGAGTTACAATTAAAATTGTTGGACACATTCCTCCGAATGAGCCTCCGTCGGATGACACTTGGGCCATCTTCTGATACGGTATAGATTTATTTATACCGCACATAAAATTATGCTTATGTGTCGAATTCGAAGTCATAGTTACCTTCGTCTTCTTAATAACCTGCCAAGATCGGCTAAAAGTAACCGAATCACTCGGCTTAGAGCCAATTGTACTGGCTGCTAAACTGTCTTTTAACTCTATTGACTCCGAATTTAAACCTTGAGCCCAACACCATCCTGGTGACATATAACCTGTCGCGTAGCGTTCGCTAGTATATGATGTTGGTCCAAGGTCATATTGCGGTACAAGATCATAAATTGTGATCTCTGACGCATTGTCACCATTTGTGATAATGGTCTCCGCTGTAATCGACTCTAAATGAATCGTCGTATTTGACTCAGGTATCGTCAAGTCTTCGGGCGTTCCACTTTCGCCTGTATACTTCGTCTGCGCTCGTAATACGTAATCAAATGCTTCCTTGATGGACAAGTTCGTGTACTTCGAATCCGAATCCGGATTATTCTGTACCGGTCTTGCATGCAATACGGATAAATCCATAATTTGCTGCGCATTTGCACTAGATTCTATTGCGCTTTGCACCGATGTCTTAAATCGGTATTGCTGTCGCGGACTCTTAAGCGTTTGCTTTGGTCTGTACATCCAATAACAACTACTGTATGTACTTGCTCCGACTGCTCTCGTATCAATTTTCTGCTCTTGAAAATCTTTTTCCTTCGTCGGGCCTACACGTAATCCGTTAGAACCGATTGGAATCTTATGATCCTTAGCCATTTTATCTAATAGGGCCATGCCTCCGGCTATGGTCACCTCTTTCTTGGCTTCTTTTAAAACTGCGTTTATCATGCTCGATGTTCTCGGCATGTATTTTTTAGCTGCTGCCACTGTGGGCTTACGGAATCCTCCTTTTATGTTCGTTGAACTTGTTCTTCTTCTATTTGTAGCCATAATTATGTCTCGCTGGCGCGAAAGGGCTGCAGGGAGAGTTCTGGGGTAATACTAGCCCAACTCCTCCCTGCAGCCGTCACCCGCTTCCGCGTACCAATTCTCTCCCGGGTGCTACCCTATATTATATTATTTTTTTTTCTATTGTCAAGGCTGAGCCTCGCCGTATAAATCTCTACTAGATAATTTAATTTCGTCTTGGATACCATAGATGATTAGCCTCGATATCTCTGCGGCTAAGTAATCAATCTGATTGTCCGATATTTTTACCTGGACTACTCCTTGATTATTTAAATCGAAGTATGCTGCTCTTTTAGCAGGCCCAGTATCGCGTCCATCGATTCTTCGATGCGCTTTATTCTTGCGGACTGGTCCGCTAACGTTTTAGTTGAATCTTCAACTATTTTTAACATTTCTTTATCCATTTGAATCCTCCTTTCGATGTCTTCTATTTTTCCTATATATGCTCTGCTATATTTAGGATTCGGTTTGTCCGAATTATTAGTTATATATTTAGCGGCCTCTTTCAGAGTTCCTTTCATGTATTCAATGTGTGCTCGAGGCCAGATCTTTTTGACCTGACCCAGAGTTTTCTGCACATTGAAAACGACAACCATCTGGTAATGCTTGGTTCCTTTTTTACCGTATTCGGTTCCTATTAATAGATAATCTATTCCATACTTCTTAAGTAATGGGTAGGTACGATGTAAGTCTCGCTTCCCCGTATACTGCGCGTCTGCGGGATCCACCCAGCCATACGGTGAGGTGGATTCCTCGCTGCGACGTAAAAGAAAGTCAGAATCTGACGGATTGTTTATTGTTAAACAATATGCATAAAATTTCATATATGACTTTAGTAAGTATTATCATAAATAATAGCCTGCGGCGATTGATTTAGGTTACTACTTGTTCTAAGTTCTAAATTTGAACTTACGTTTACGTTTGACGTTGTCGCCAATAACGTTGACGTAGGTAAACCACGAGTTACAATTAAAATTGTTGGACACATTCCTCCGAATGAGCCTCCGTCGGATGACACTTGGGCCATCTTCTGA